AAAAAATGGTTTAATACTGAATATACAGTTCAAGAAACATATGACTTTTTATCTAGAATAAATTCACAGTTAGCAAGAACAGTGTCATATACAGCTCCTAATGTATATAGTGGTGGTTATGGATTGAGAGATATTGCTTGGCTAGAATTGGGATTATTTTCTAGTAAGCAACAAAGAGAAAACAGAAGATGGTTATTAGGTCAGAAGAAAAAGTCTAGAAAGAAGTCTATCTTTCAAAAGAAAAACGTTAACAGGAGAGATTTAGAATCAGTAATACTAGCATTGGATAAGATGGGTTAAAACCCACCTTACCCTAGCTATTCATTAACTTAACTTATTAAGGAGCCTTTCCATTAGGCTAATTAATTTTGTCATTTTGTATTCAAGATTTTTGTTATTGTTTTTATTGTTATCTCTTTTTGGTTTACTCCACAAAGTAACTCCCATTATTTATCCTCCACCATACAATTTCCCCAATGCATATCTAGCCAATCGGAAAATCTCATTATTATTAACGGCTCTCCTCTATCTTCTTTGCATACAACTGCATCTACATGCTCTGTAGGTATAAGATAAGAAGCTATACTTTTTCTACACTTAGCCTGTATTTTCATTTTAGGATTTTTTCCTAAAGTTAAATCTACTTCTTCGTGCATACCTAAAGCTTGACCATTAGATCCCCAAGCTCTTTGCGATTCAAAGCCATGATCTTTAGCTATTTTAACTATTTCTCTTTCAAATCTATTTCCCTTTGCTTTGCTTTTGCTCGGCATCTTTAGCCTCCTTTATTTTCTTTGTAATAAAATCATTAAGCTTTTTATCTTCACCTTTCATTTCTAAATAAGCAGCAAATGATGTATCTAGACCTTGTATAAATCTAGACATTTGAGACATTTCAACAAGCATATTGTTTATTACTGTTTTAACTTCATTCTTAGTTGGCTTTTTCTGTTTCATAAACCCATCCTATCTTTTAATCTAAGTATTATAGCAGCATGTTCAGCTAATGTAACTTCCATACCTTCCATTTTGCTTAACATATCTACATTAGATGTTTCTATTTGCTTACATTCTTTAAGAAATGTTTCTTTAAAAGCATCTAATTGTGATTGTAAATTTTCTTGAGCATTTATTGTATCTGACAATCCAGCAGTTTTTATTTTTTCTTTAGCCATAATTTTGTCCTTTCTTCTATGACATCTGTTAATTTAATTCTATTCTTGCTACCATGCTCTCTTTTAGCACAAGCAGTACATATTGTATGCTCTAGATGTGTATCTACTATATGTGGAACTACAATATATCTATCTGCATATCCAGAAAAAGAGCACATGTAACAATCAAAGTGTTCTTTAGATAGTTTTGCTACTATCTTCATTTTCCCCACTCTTTATTTATAACTAGCTTAGCCATTACAGCGTAATTAGCTATATCTATAAGTGTATCTTCAACACTTTCGTTTTGTGGTGACTTACGGTCTAATACAAGGTTCATTAGTCTTTGAATTTTATCATTCATTCTAACTGTTAATCCTATCATAGACTTCTCTACATCCCCATCTGTATCTATAGTTCTATTGCCCATACCTATATTTGTCGGGCCGTAGTCTGATTGTTTCTTTTTAAACAACTCAAACATTTCTTCCGTTATAGCTACAAATGATTCGCACATTACAGGATATTCTTCATCAACATCCTTTGCTATATTATGTTTTGACACATAATCTCCTATTTTTTCTTTCATTGTTTTCTCCTATTGTTTCCAAACCAAAGATTTCCTAATATATAGCTATATATCCACCAACATCTATTATTATCAGATGCTATTTTAGCCATCTTTATGTTTCTAGCAGCTGGATCTTTTACATCTCTATATTCTTTTGCAAACTTAAATCTGCTTTTATCTCTATTTCTTAAAGCAGTATCTATTGATATTTCACTCGCTTTCATCATTTACTCCATACATTTCATTGTATTTGTTTTTAAGTCCTTCTAAATAGGCAGGATTAGATTCATAATGTATAATCTTTAATATACTTTCTGCTTGTGCAAGCCTTTTTTCTAAAGCTTCTACTCTTTGCCTTAAACTATTTATTGTTTTAGCCATAGTATCTACTTCATCTTCGTATCTACCTATTTTATCATTGTGTTCTCTAACTCTTACTCCCATATAATCTCCTTAAAATATGTATCTTATTGTTTGCCAAGGTATAATGTTTCTATGATTATTTGTAAAATCATTTATATACTTGCGTTTTACTTTATACTTATAGCGTATATTTTTACCACCATATTGAGACATTTTAGATTCTTGTATTCCAGGCTTCCATAAATAATCTTCTCCTTTAATATTGTTATCTACATTATGCTTATGCATCTTTTCATTATGTGTTAAGAATATTGATTCTGCTTTCACATTAGGTTTTATCTCATTGTTTACGTGTTTATCTATAAGTTCAAATAATTCATTATAATCATCAGTATGATCATCATACATAATTATTGGTGAATAATTTACATGTACATCATAACCTGCATCATAATATTTGTTTATAGCTTTTATTCTATCAATTATCTTGCTAGTACCAGGCTCTAATTTAGATGATAATTTTTGTGGCATCAAGCTAAATCTTATACGTATTTTTCTATCTGCATTATAAGAAAGTAAGTGATTACTTACATACTTAGTAGCAGCTGTACCCATAGCTTTCTCATGATATTTAAAATAATCAAATATTAATCTCCAGTTATGAAATTTAGAATGTAATACAAAGTCTTCATTACAACTAAAATCATATGTATAATACTCATCATGTGTTTGATTAGGTACTTTAGGCCAAGGTAATTCTTCTGAATGCTTTTCTACAGCTATTAACAAATCTTCAGGATTATTAGCTATTGTAAGTCCTTTAGGTACATGCCTACGCATATAACAATAAGAACATCTATATAAACATCCAAAGCCAAAGCTAGGTGTTATATAATCACTGCTTCTACCAGACTCTCTAATAGTCATAGCTTTTCTAGTTACATACTTCATGATACTTCCATGCTTAATAATTCATCTACTATGTTTTGATTAATTTTTACATGTCCTTTATATATACCATCTACGTATTTACTAACCATTTGTATTTTTAAGAATTGTCCATGTTTATCAGGAACTAAACTAATTCTTCTAAGTTTATATGTTGTCATTGGGTTCTCCTAAAATGTTGAGCAGGCAGCTGTTAGGTAAGTTGCTATACTAAGGCGTTTAAGAAGCGTACCTGCTCGTTGTGCGTTTAAATTAAGATATTGCTCTACACAATCCGTCTACTATAACAGCATTCTGATTGTAACTAGCAACTGTTGGTTTGTCTTTATGCCACAATATATCTGTAGCAGCATTAAGTAATCCCCAACCACTTGTTTCTGCATGATATTCTTTAGACGGATCTAAGAATCTATCTATAATATTACCCCATAAACCTGAAGGCAATTCAGATAAATACTCATGTCTAATCTTACCTAGTTCTTTAGATGTAATTCTTAAATCATCTAGCTTTCTAAGGCTTGATATCATATTGTCTAATCCATGTTCAGATGTACTATTAATAGTATTAACTACTTGAGTTAAATTATCTTCCCATCCTTCGCTATTAGGTTCATGCTTAAATCTAAAAGTATTAAAGAATTTCTTACTTAACATACCATTAGTACATATTAATCTATATAGCATCATAGAAAATCCAAAAGATTTACTACCGTCATAACTATTCCAAAATTGTATACCTAAAGCCATATCATCTCCTGGTTTTATATCACCAATAACATTTGTAGACTTTAATGAATACACATATCTTTTACCATCAAAGAATGTTTTGTCATGCTCAAAATCTATATTTGATGCTAATGCTACTTGATCAGCAGCCTCTTTTACTTTACTATTAGGTAATAACATATATTTACTACCAACAACTCCTGCTTCTTTCCATTTATCAGGTGATTCTTGATATTGAACAGAGTAAGCAGATGATTTTATACCATTATAATCTAATGGTACTTTTCGCATTTGTGCGTATGGGTTCTTCATCTTAACCTTTCTCTGAATAGGGCTACTCTACCCTTATCAGTTCTTATTTCACACTTTTTATGTGTGAGTTTTTCTAGTTTTACTTTTAACTTTTCTAACCAAACAAAGGCAGGCAAAGGTTTACCCTTATGCCATACCTTTTCGTTTAGTTCTATCCATGATGTAATCTGTATCATCCTATTTTAGCTCCATTAACAGGTAAATTAACATCTAAATGTTCCTTTTCTCTGTTAGCTGTACTTTCTATCCTTAACGATTTAATTAGATTAGTTTCTTTCTCTTTAAATGGTGTAATAGATAGTACTTTATTAGCATTATAAGCTACTCTAAATGAACCTTTTGCAGAAGCTATATTCATACCTTCCATAAAAGCTGATTTAGTTATTTCTGATACAGCAAAGACAATAATATTATTCTTTACAGCAAGCTCCATCAATGCTTGTGATGCTTCCTCTACTTTCATATTATTATCTGTCTTTTGACTACGTAGCAAGCCCATATGGTCTATAACTACAATCTCAGGCTTTCTAGGTAACAACATTATACGTTTTTGTAATTCATGTGGATAACAACTATTATAATCTACAGTAAGCCAATCAAACTGCTGACTTATACCATTAGCATATTGACTGTAATGCTCTTTAAGTTGTTGTTCATTCCAGTTATTTTCCATCATTACAAATCGCATCCACATCTGTCTAGGGCTCATTTCCATTTCTACAAAGTATGTATTACGTTTAAACATATTTACTATATTCTGTAGAAACATAGTTTTCATAGATTTTGGTGGTGCTTGTATAATAACTACCTCGCCTGGATATACAGGAAAATCCTGACCATAAGGTGTACCTATATTAATAGGATCGTGATTTGTTGTAAGAAAGTCTACTAACTCTTTCTCCATAGCTTTTGCATCCATAGTATTTTGTGATTTTTTAGATTTATATAATCTACAACTAGTACTACAATGCTTATCCATCATAACATCACTACAGCCATAATTATATCCATTACCATTATGACCTTCATAACAATCAGTAACTATTTTATCCATCTCAGCTTTAGTAAATGGGTGTGATTTTAGATCAACTCTTTGTCGCCAATCTTCCATAACTAATCTTACCATATGTTCTGGATAACGCCAACGCAAATGTGCTGCTATGCGTAAAGCTATCTGATGTCTTGATCCTTGTGGGCTACCTGTTAACATTTTCTGTACACATGTATACCATATTGGATCAGGATTTCTACCAAGTGTAACTGTTTCAAACTTCCTATCACTAGCTACAGCTTTTCTTTTGAGCACGTCAAATACAGGTTCACATTCGTTTTCTATAACAGCAGTGTTATAATCAAACTTTGGTCTACTTGTTTTTGCTAGCTCTAATATACTATCAATAGATTGATGTATTTCACTTGGTTTTAATGGTATTTTCCATAATCTTGATTTACTATTTAAAGTATTAACAATACGTATAAGTCTTGTTTTATCTGATACTGATGCATCGGCATATTCATATATACCTTTAGCTTTCATCTCATCTTTTACTTTTAAATGCAAATCTGGTGAAGGCTTCCACCTAAATGCAGCTTCAGGTATTCCTATATGAAATCCAGTTCCTGAGAAATATAATTGATAAGGTATACACATATCATCTAATAATATTGTAAGACCTATAGCTGCTTGTCTTGCTTCTTCTGAGTTAGATCCATCTACATCTAATATATATTCATTAGGCATATATAACATACCATCATACGATGATAATGTATGCTTTTCTTTAACATAATCTATTACGTTGCCATCATAATCATATAGAGACATAAATGTATCTTGAGCCATGTTTTGATACTTTTGTACATCACCTGCATCACTAAAATGATGTCGGTTTTGCAATCCAAAAGCAAACTCTTTTATCATAATATTCTCCTTAATGTAAAAAGGGGAT